AGTATCGACGGACGTCTCCTCTATCGGTAAATGTATCAAATCATCAGACATTTTTGGATTCCTAATAAAAAAACTCAGAGAATTAGCCCTCTGGTGAGCTTAGCACGACTCTACAATAAATCGCGTCATTTGTCAAGCATTTATTGCACTTGTGGTAAATTATGTTCCGGTAGTGCACCGAGCGCTTGTTGCTTAGACTCAATCTCACTTTGGGTTTTAAGGAGATTCAAGCCGTGTTCCGCTCGCTTAAGATCGATACCGCTCAAAACTTCCATCGTTTTGGCATGGATCAATTCCGAATCGGCTATTATTTTAGCCGTATCCGCCCGAGCCTTAGCCGCATTGGCTTCTGCTTCAGCAGCACTCGATTTCAAAAATTCAGCGTTAGGATCAGGTGGCTGATTCTGCTGTTGCTGTTGCAAAATCTGAGCTTCTTCGGGAGTAGGCTTAACCGCTCCGATCTTCAAAAGTTTCTGCCTGAAATAATCACGCACCTCGCCGACACCTTCGCCTTCAACATTCAGCATAATCATGGATGACAAAACTTGCTGAGTTTCAAGGTCTTGGCTAACGGGCAACATATTCATCAGGTGTTTGACCGTAGCGCTTTTCTTCGATGACGAGCTTGCACCAATATCGACATTAACTTCAAAGTCGGCTCGCGTGATATCGTTTTCAGTATCAAATTCACCGGTTTCATCGATCGTTGGAGTTTTGAGCGTGACTGATGACGGTTCACCCGCCTCATTGACGGTCTTTAGCTTGCGACCTGGCTCAACGTAAACGCTCTTGGCGATATCAAGCCAAACGGTCGCGCATCTTTCAATCGCCTTGGCGAAATTGCTGATGTAAATATAACTTTGCCCGTCAAGGCGTTGCTGAATCAATTCGACAGCCACACCGCTCAAATTAGCCCGCATCTGCTCGCCTTGATCCTGCGCCCCGAGTAGCTCACGCATATCGCCATCGGTAATTTGGAGCAACGCGGCCATAGCTGGAGGGATCGCAGGAGGTTGCGTCATGCCAACCATACCTTGTGGGATCAATTGTCCATTTTGATCGTAAATCGGATTGATCAGCAAATACGGGAAATCTGAAACGTTGTCGTTAGCCCACATGTCAGCATGACCAACCATCTGCTCAGGATAAAAGACGGGCTTCTGCCTTGGTGAGAGATTGGACAATTCAGCAAGATGGCTAGTTTGCATATTTTTCAAGCGCTGCATATCGGCAGACAGCCGTACATGCCCCATGCATCTTTCGACATTATCCACCACCCAACGCTTACCGTAAACTGGGATAATCGGGATTTGAGTGCCAGCGATATAGCCACAATCTTCAAGGATAGAGTCACCAGACATCAAATATTTGTGGACAGCGCGGCGCTTGATCTTGCGCTCTTTAACTTGCGCAAAGCCTGTTGCGACTAATTGCGCGCGCATGTCTTCGTCAAGATCGCTTTCAAGGTACTTGACATATTCACCGTCAGCGCCTTTAAACGAGATCAATTTGTCATTGACGATTTCAACTTGATAATATTCTGCGACATAAACGACCATTGGGGTGAGCCAGTCGTGCTCATGCTGATGCACAAACTTTTGCCAAGTGCTAGGCTTTTGTTCATAAATCTCTTCAAACTTTTCATGACTCATGCCCGTCAGGACGTAGCAGCTTTTCGCATCCGATTTATCCTGACGCCTTGCGTCAATATCGAAAAAGACGCATGAATCAGCATCATAGATCGGCTCGATATTGATGACTTTTTTGCGCTCGTCATCTTCGGCCTCAAAATCATATTCATTTTCATAATCCACGCGCAGTCTAAACGCGCCGAATCCCCCGCCGACGGCCTCTTCAAAGGCATTGTCATAAGCTTCGATCGCGTTTGATCTTTGCTCATCGGCGCGATATAGACCGCAGCACAAATCAGTCAACTTTTCATCTTTTGACCCGTCTTTAGGCACAAACGTTGCCGTAATCCGATTGTTGCGATATTGATTGATAATGCGGATAACTGCCAAGTGGATTTTGTTGATTTCAAAGCGGGGCTTGTTCGTGTATTGCGCACCCAAATCACCTTCCCATTGTGCGCCTGCTACCGAGTAAAACCGTCTATCCTTCAAGCATTGAAGGCGCTCATATCGATAGGCGCTTTGAATCCTATTAAACTCAAACATGGCGCGCGTGTGAACTTCGGCCAATTTAGACTCTTTACTCATGACAATCTCCGGTTACCAAAATGATTAACTGTAGGGACTACTAACGCTTTATGATCGATAGCCTTTTTAGCATTGACCATGCCCGGAAACAAGGCTGTGATCGCCCAGACAAGTGCGTCAGCTCTATTCGGACTTTTATCACCCAAATATCCTTTGGTGCTAAAGCTGCAAAGTTCTTCTTCAAGCTCGTTAAAACGTCCCACATGTCTGACTTTTCCTTGCTCGTATAATACGCTAATCGGTTCCGCCCGCACGCATTTACCGCGCGAGGCGCTTACGGCTTGAAAGGGAGTGTTAGGTCTACAGCTTTGAATGACCGATCGAACCATTGCCCCGCCATAATTAGTTTCGCCGACAACCAAGTCCGCTCCATGGCGGTCAAATGCCTGCGCTACGACTCTGCCCCATTTTTCCGGCGATCCCTTAATTGTGAGGTCTTCCAACAAATAAGCGTAACCGTCATCGCCAAGACCGACCACACAAATTCCGATACAGTCATTAGCTGCATTATTAACGTCCTCACTGCCGGAAGGATCGACCGAGATAATAATCCGTGTAAAGTCTGGCAAAGCACCATCAGTGATGCGCCAAGTGTCAAAATTTTCGTCGGTAAACAAAGCGTCTGGATTCGCATCAGCGTATTCTCCTTCTAAAAAGCGTTTTCGATATCGAGCAGGTAAAGACTTAAGCGTTTCAAGGTATTCTGCGCTCACATTAGCCGCATTATCAGCTGGATTCATTTTGACCGCGACAAAATTTTCAGGATTTGGAATCGGTTTTTTGCTCTCATAATCGGCCTTATCATGAAACATCCGATAAGACCAATGCAGCTTTGAAGGCGGATTGCAATCGAAATAGAGGCGAGGTTTCAAAGCCTTAGCGTCTCGACCCTCAATCACTTGATCTACCTTTTGAGCTAAGCGAGTGATAACCATCTGCACAGCATCGTATGAAATCTGTGAGCATTCGTTAAGATAAATAGTTGAATATTCGTTGCCCAAAATCTTTTCAGTACGCTTTGAATCGTCCAGGCCACCGAACCAAATCTCAGATCCATTGGCGAAGCGCGCAAACCAGGACGATCGATTGAATTGATAATCGACGCCTGGGAATGCTAACTTCATCATTTTGGGAAACGTGTCTTCAATGATCGACGACACAATATGATTGAATCTAAAGCGTAAAATGCAATGACGTGAGCCGGGAGCCTTAAGCGCCCTTAGAACAATATTGCGAATATGTAACGCTGTTTTGCCTGACCTTGAACCTCCGAAGAGCATACAATACGTGGCTTGGCCAGACAATATGCTTTGAGCTTCGAGCTGTTTGTCCGTCAGTTTAAATGTCATTGTGATGTAATCAGCATCGATTTAAGCTCTTCGAGCATTCCTATCGCTCGATATGTGCTCACAGCAGCCGATGTTTCAGAGTGGAAATTATCAGACGATTTATTTTTAAAAGTTACAAAAACCTCTTCTAATTCGCCAATGTTATTTAGATGTTGTATACGATCAAGAATTTTCTGAAGTTCTTGGTCTCGTAAATTCAGTTCTTTTTTAAAATCAACAACCGCCACATTGCTCATGCCCCCCCCCTCCTCTAATTCTTCCCAATTGGCCATTTCTACGGTTCGACCTGAGTGACAGTTCGGGCAGACGTTATGAGGATCGCGTGTCTTGAAAATGTGGGTGCATTCGGCACAATGGAATTGAAACCATTTAATGATCATAATTCAGTCTCCCAATCCGTGCTCAATTGTTTCAAAGAGTCCGAGGCTCCGCAGCAAGAGCAGTCGGTAAGCGTGCCGTGTCGCATATATTTACCGATCTTGCTTGCGCATGCTGAGCATTTAAATCTCAATAATTTCCAACCTGTCATCATATATCCTCATCTAATTTTGATGCGACAACGGTCACACCAGCAATCTTTTCAACCTTTTCCGCAAGCTTAGGGCTACGCGGTGTCATATCCATCACCTCAGCATAAAGCTTAGTGATGATTGCAAAATCTTTTGGTTCGGTGTATCGACCGTGGGCTTTCTCCCACAGTGTTTTGGCTAGATCAGCGCGCGATGGCAAAAAATGGAGCTCACCTAATTCAGCCTTGAAGCGAGTTCGTTCGCTAATTACCCATGGATCGTTGTTCCAACCTGAACTGGCTTCGGGAAACAAATCGCTCTCGCCATATTCGGCTAACATTTCATAAATCGCTTTTAAAAAGTCGTTATCACTCGCTCGCACTTTAAGCGATTCGTAGGCATAGCGACTTTTTAAAAGGTCTATTGATATTGTCATAAAAATGGGCGGCCGAAACCGCCCTAATGTCAGTCAAATATAAAAGTTATCGAGGTCGCTTTGAAGCATCGGCTTTGGCTTTGGCCGCCGCATCGGCTTTGGCTTTGGCCGCCGCATCGGCCGATTCCAAAAAATTAACTCCGACTTTCGCCCCAGCTTCGATGGTAGACAAAGGCACTCCTCCGACATCAGTCACACCAGCAGCCTCAGCAGCTTTCAAACCCATATCGCCAGCCTTGACAGCGACATCCGCATCGTGGATCACGGTAGCTTCTTGAGCCGGTGAACAACCGAAAATCAATAAAGCCAAAACAGCATAAGCCGCAAAAATAAACAAACGTCTCATAAAATTAACCCTTTAAAAGTTTACTGTAAACAGATTCGAGCTTGCCGATTGCTCGAGCTCCCATATGCCCCGAAACCGCCACAATTGCAGCAGCCTCGGCACCTTTGATCCCAGCACTCTCGCAAAGCAAATTGGCCAGAAGACCAGCGAAAGAGGCCGTGATCAAATCTAAAAATAAAGCATACCATTCAAAACTTCGACCGGATCGCTTAAGCGCTTGTAAATAATGGACTACACCGCCCCAAGTTGAAAGCACCAGCATATAAAGCCAAGGTGCAACCTGTTTCACAAACGCGTCGATTTCTTCGGCCATTGTATTGTCTCACATGTTATCAAACGATCCCTATTTAACACATGTGGGGCAAATTGTCAATTAAGCGCCACTCTCCAAAGCCTAGCTCCACAAATCTTCTCCCCATCGCCAACCGTTCGGACAGTAAACGCTTTAGTCCGGGCGCCTGAGGTTCGATCGCGGGTTCTGTCCATTTCACTTTGACACATGGAACTGAGCTTCTTCAAAGGATTTCTATGCTCAGAATTGGCCATAAAAATGCTATCTCCTATTGCCATGTTGCGCACTGGGTTACCTGAGCGGCATTTACGAGGCGCTTTGTCGGTCGGGAGCGGGATGTCATGCTCAATCTGCAAACTCGACTCCTTTACTTCATCTGGTACTTGCTGAGGCGTAACGAGCGCTTGTAACGCTTCAATGATATGCAGGACAAACTTGACGATGAGGGTATTAGTCTGCTCGCAGTAAGAGTTGCGTTTGACCTGACACAATTGTTTATCGGCCAAATAATGCGCGACTTCAAGCTCTATAGCATGTTCGCTGCACCCGGGATTATCAGTAAGCGCTATGATCAATTTCTCTAATTTATCTAACATCTTCGTATCTCATAAAATTACAAACAGATTTGATGATCGCACAATTGTTTTAATTTGTCAACAATTATTAAAGTAGCCAATTGGTCAAAATATCAACGGCGTGCGTCCATTCTCGGCATACCTCCACTTTATAGCCTTCGGCTTCGAGAGCGATTAACATCTTGGTTTGCTCATCCGACAATTTACCGCGACCAGTCTTAAACTCGATATATAATCCATGCCAACCTAAACCCGTCACTGGCAAAAATGTATCTGGTACGCCGCGTTTAACTCCCTCAGCTTTCAATAATCCTCCTTGCCTCGATCGACTTGAGACGCTATCGCCACGCGATCCGCCATTAGGGATGGCGTGATAAAGCTTAAGCTTAACCAAAGGTTCGTCATCTTTGAAATGCGTGTCAGCCCAGCCGCGCAGCTCATAACATCTCATGTCCCAAGC